TTGTTTCTTCTTCTTCGGACATGAATGATTCGTTAAACTCAACGGTAAACACTGGACGGTGCAACTTATTAAATTCTGAGTTCGGAAGTCTCCATTGCTTCGATGCGATCACGTTGAAGAACGCTCCGATGTTTTCGGGTGTTTCTTTTTCTAACATAATCAAATACACCTGACAAACTAAATCAGTCGTGAGTTCGTGACCTCTTGTGATTCCATTAGCGATTTCATACGGTCGATCTGTATTGAAAAACTCGTTTATTTCCATTTTATATTGGGAGAATTCTTTTTCAAATTGTCATAATTTTTGGCAATATACAAAAGATTTTCTTTAATCGCAAGACATTGTTTTGATTCTTTTGGTGACGGATGTGTTCTAATTATCTCAATGTCGGTATAAACAAAACGATGCAAGTCCTGGACGAATCCAAGATTGCACCGAGTTGAAACGTTTGGCAGCGTTAGTAGTTTATCAGTGATCTCTTTAAAAGTCACCTGATTCGATTTTCCATCCGTTGAGCGTGTTGAAATATTTCGTGTCGCCTTGTGGACTTGTCCAGTCTCGACCGTTAAGATTCCAATGAACTGTGACTGTCTGACCTTCTTCGATTTGATCGAGTAGGCTGCATTTGTCTTGAGTAAATTCGAACGATGGTTTTTGTTCGTATGCTCCATCTTTTACAGACAAAACAATTGTTCGTTTCATGAACTTATCTGAAACTTGAATAGGATCTTGAACGACTAAAACCGTTCCAGTTGTTTGTTGACTCATTTGTTTTTGTTATTTAATTGATTGATGTAATTATTATAGAACTCCTGCGCTGCTTCACAACGCTCTTTTATTTCTTCTTCAAGTACTTCATCCCGTTCGAACGATAAAGTCGTCACACGGTGTTCGGGTGCGATGTGTGACACCTTGTGAACTGAATGATTATCCCAATCGTTTAGAAGTTCTGAAGGTGTATCGATCATGCAGTAAGCAAGTTCAGCCGAATCAACATTGTACAACATCATGTACCCACGCAACTGCCATTCATAATCTTTTGCGTCGATGTCCGAAGGTGTTGCCGGGAACGTTTCGAGTGACCATGACGATTTGATATCGATGATCTTTGTTCCAGTATTAATATCACATTCACCAGTTAAGAACTCGGTTGTGATTCGCTCTGTATTCTTTTTATGATCGGTAAAGAAAACAGAGTTGTACAATTCGATCGATGTCGATTCGTGTTCTGTTCCTTTTGTCATTTGCTTCGTGTTGATATCTAAGTTGTAATTGTAGAAATCTTGTTTCGCAATTGACTTAATATAAGATTGAGCCGTTTTTGAAAGTACTTCCGTTTTCGATCTTGATTTTGTCATGATCTTTCCAAGTGATGAACATCTAACTATCATACTTCATCGAGTTTAAGTAGTTGAGAATCGTTCAGCTTGTAGTCACGCTTGATCGCTTCGACTGTTGTCTTTTTATTCTTTAATGCTTCAAGTGCTTTCTTGAATCGCTCATCTGACAGAACTGGTTTTCCTTTCGGTGCGGTTTGTTCGATTCGTAAAGCCTCGACATTAGAACCAAATGCGAACACGTTCGTTGTGAACAATGTCACTTTCAATCCTGTCCATTCTTCAATGAAGTTTGTTCCGTGTGCTTTCGCTATCGCTTTGCAATTGGTTACGTTCAGAATCATCGGCTTTCCTTCGGTAAAATGTGCAATGATACAATCGTCATCTTTACCGTCTTGACCTTTGATAGTGTCCTGGACTACTTTGTCAATTGTTAATACTCGCTTCTCATTCGGTTGGAAGTCGTACGCTCCGAGATAGTTCGGATCAGTTAATTTTTTCCAGTGTGTTTTCATGTTATTATGTTTTAGTTTATACAAAGATAATAGAATTATCGGATTAATTCCTATATCTCTTTCATTATTTTGTTTAGTACTTTTTTAAAATCGACAGCATTTTGAGCCGTCTCGAAGAATGTCAGAGTGACCGCAACCGATTCGATTAAGTCCATCCACTCATGAAGAAAGCAAATAAATGCAAGGTTCATTTCATCAATCGAAGAAGTCTCATCTAGTCGGATGTAAAACGTTTCATCAACGTCGCCACCGATCAAGACATTGAATATTTCATCAATCTCAACTAGATCGAAATAACGTTCGTTATCGTCAAACACTTCTTCAAAACATGACTTCAATGTTTCGGCTTGTACTTCAGGCAGTTGGATCATATTAAAACATTCTAATTTGTGAAACGTGGTCATTGATTCGTTTGATACTCGCCTCGAAATAGTCCTTATCTAGTTCGCAGGCGGTCAGTTCATATCCTAAATTATGACAAGCTATTGCAATAGAACCCGAACCGAGATGTGTGTCGAGTATTTTGTCGTTCTCTTTTGCGTAGTTCATTAGTAACCATTCGTACAGTTTAACTGGTTTCTGTGTTGGGTGGAATTTTATCTTATCAGAAGTGTGCGCTCCAAAATGATCTATGGGAATACATTTAGCAACGCTGTCAAATGAGGTCCACGCAAACTCACCATCTGAATAATTTCTCATTGGATTACGCTTATACCAAAACAACATGCAATTAGTGGACCTTAGATTTTCTAAGAAGTTATTCGCTCCCCAAATGATTTGATTTTTTGAAACTCGAAACAACTCTATAAAATATTCCTCTTGAGGCTTTAATCCAAAAGTTTTCATTGTACCTGACATTTTCTCTCTCATCTGTTTTGTCGGTTGGTTTTGATCTCTGTATGGCGGATCAACGATAGCCAAATCAAAATAGTTGTCAGGATAACGCGACATTAATTCCATGTTGTCCTCGTTTGTTATTGTGATCTTATCGGTTACTTTCATATCTCATCACCTCGGCATCGAATCCGAGTTTTTTTAGTTGGTTAATTCTATATTCTTGCAGCTTTGAAACTGTTCCTTTTTCGGCTTTGACTTCGATAAACTTCGGTTCGTGTCCTGACTTTAAACAGAGAAGATCCGGGATTCCGTTCAGATTCGTCTTGATCAATTTAATAACGAACCATCCTTCATTCGAATATTGATCGATCAGTTTCTTTTGATACTTCGATTCAGTCATTACTTTATTTTTAGTAGATCAAAAATATAAGATGAACTATATGATTGATACTCATAATTATTGTTATCTATATGAAATATTTTATCATTTTTTAATATTATTTTACAAGTTGCAGCCTCTTTTACTATATCGTAACAATCAAAATCAACGTGTTCATCCCTACTGTCTTTATCATTTTCACGTCTATATTCTTCTATATTCCAATTGCCATGTATATCTTCCTCTCGCAATGTTAAATGGTCGACTTTCCAATACTCAATTAATGTATAAGCACTGTTATAGTATTTCATACGTTGATCGATATTTTTAGTTTTGCCGTATTTCCACTTTTCAACAATACCTTCATGTATAACCTTTCCTGTTACTTGATTTATCGTTCTTTCTAAGGCTTCATATTTACATAAATAAATATAACCTTTCTGTCTTTTAGACATTTTAAAAAAAATTGATTCTAAAGTCATTTCATTTCCTTTTTAAATACCGACAATGTGAAATCTTTCTTGTTCTTTACTGTCTTGTATATCTTCGATTCAATCCCACCTTTTGAGAAGATCCAAAAAACATCGTTCTCTTTTCGATCCATTGTTGTCAGTCTATCTCGACTTTGCCAATACGAAACCGCACTGAAATCGATGTTCAAATATAGTAAAAAATCCGCACTTGACAAGTTCGTTCCCTCTCGACCTGAAATAATTTGAAGTGCAATCCATTTGTTCGGATCAGAATCGAATTCAGAAATATCTTGAGTCAGTCGATCACCGAGAACATCTTTCAACATATCTAGTTCAGCACTGAATTTATAGAATATTGCAATCTTATCCGATCCGAACCGATTCAAAATAAATTGAGCTTTCGAATCATCTAGGACCATTCTATTCCCTGACTCGAATTTGATTGTTCCCGAATACATTTGATGCAGTTTTGTCATCAGCTTCACACCGGTATCGGCAAGAATCACTTCTTCTTTGCCCTCGATCACTAAATCTTTTTGCAGTCGGTCACACATTTGATACGTTCGTTCTTTCATTTTAACGGTCAGAACGTTCTCGATTACTTTTGTTTCAAATCCTGCTTGTTCTTGTGTGAACGTAATCATGTACGGTTCGATGATCGGACGAATCAAATCAATTCGTGCTTCAGAATAATCGTTCACAACTCCATGACCGAGATGTTTAACTTTCTTGTTCACGTAATCATTTGCCCATCGATAGAAAGAACCATACAACTTAAACGGTGAATAGTTACTGATCCAAAACTGGTGAAAGATTTGACTGTATGATTCCGGATGAGGTGTTCCACTCAGAAAGATCATCGGCAAATGTGAGAATTTATCCTTGAATAATCGTGTCGCTTTGCCTGGTTTCGGGAATGCTCCGAACCGATGATGTTCATCGTGAATGATTAGATCAAAATCATCTTCAAGTTTGTGCATCGATTCATCATTGATAACGGTCAGATCGAAACTGAATCCGAACTTGTCGAAGTCTGATTGAATCGATCCGATCGCTTTCTTTTTAGTTAGGAACAGAACCCGTTTCGCTCCGAAAAGTTCAGCCGTATTCAATGCGGTCAAAGTTTTGCCTGTTCGAACTTCCATCGCAAAGTAAACGATTCCTAGTTCAGTCAGAACATCACAACCTTGAATCGATAAGTCCGTTTGATATTGTCTAAGTTTCATCGAATAGATTTGTTTGTTCTGAATTGTTCGCTTTGTGTATTCCTTTTGCCAGGTTGAAAATATGTTCACCAACTTCATAATCAACTAGATTTCGAGCGATTTTATTCATCGGTTGATTTCCTTTGTATTTTCTGAAATCGTAATCGTGATATTTACACCATGCGTCGACCTCGTTTTTTTCTTTTCCTATCCTTACACCTTGTCGATGTTTGAAATTTGTTAATTTAAAGTTCGCCCAATATAAATGTCTCCCTAATTTTTGAGCTGGAATAAGTGGGTCATAGTATGGGATAACATTTTCCACAACATACTTACCTTTAAATCTTGCGTACTCACCTTTTGCAATTGTCTCAAGTAGTATAATTTCTTGATATAGTTTCATGTCGGGATACATTGTTTCTACGTTGGGATTCCAACCCCTAGCCCTCGAATGAGTCGGACAAGGTGGAGAACTCCAAATGAAATCAAATTCTTTGTAGTGG